GGTCGATGGTCCATTCGTTGCTGATGCGGGCGTCGTTGCGGACGGGGGTGAGCACGTCGGCCTGGGTGCCGGCGGTGGTGCGGTACGTGGCGAGGTTGATCGTCAACGACGCGTCGACGTTCACCCGCTGGGTGGAGGCAAGATAGTTCAGGCCCCACGCAAAGTCTTCGATGAGCATGCCGTGGTCGACGGTTTCGGCGTCCTGCAGCACGGCCAGCAGGTCGGCCACCGGCTGCGGCCCGCACTCGTTGGACTCGACCGCGCCGCCCGAATAGTTGATGCCCTCTTCGAACAGGTTCCGGTCGATCCGTTCGTGGGCCTCCTCGCCCGCGTACGCGTCCAGCGCCGCCGGGTCGATGCTGGGAGTCGAGGCGTTGAAGATCGCCAGGTGGCTGATGGAGATTCCGTCGCCCGAGCCTCGGGCGGTGAGTTCGGCCCCGGTGGCGGCCGCGACCGTGCCCGCGTTGGTGCCGCTGGCCACCGATACGCCGTCGACGAACAGTTCGCAGAAGATGTTGCCGCCGCTCTGGCTGACCGCGGCGGCGTAGTGGTGTGAGGTGTCCCAGAAGCGCAGGTCTGTGTAGTCGGCGGTCTGGGCGAGGAACGTGGTGCCCGAGGCTGTGACGATGAACGCCCGGAACCGCGGCACGCTCAGCGAGGGAATGCCGACGTGAACCCCGCCCCAGAGTCCGATCCAGTTGGCGGCCGGGATACGCACGTAGGTGAAACCGTCGTCCGCGGTGTACGGGGTGTACGCCATGAACTCGACGCACCAGTTGTCGGCGGCGCCGCTGACCGGGCCGGCCAGAACAGCCGGGTCGAGGAAGTCGACCGTCCCGCCGAACGACGGCACGAACACCGCCGCGGCTGATCCGTCCGGGGTAGTGCCCGAGCCGAACTCGACCCCGGTGAGTACCTGCGTCATCGGCGCGCCGCCGGCGATTCCCGAGGCTGCGACGGTCGAGTTCTCGCCGTCCTCCAGCGGCCAGTAGGCGACCGGGTCCAGGATTCCGATGGTGCGCCGCAGCGCCGATTTCACCGCCGCGCCCTGGCCGAGGCGCCGGAGCACACCAGCGGAGGTGACCTGCACGGCTGAGATGTTCAGCCCGCCCACGCCGGGAACCATCACAGCCGACACGTCGACGACGAAGCCGGCGTGGCGCACGTAGGGCGGGAAGTCGCCCACGTTGTCCACCGACACCCGCAGCGGCACGCCCAGATCCCAGAACGGGTAATAGGTCGACGTCGGGAGCAGCGGCGTGAGGGCGCCGTCGGTGTTGTCCAGCCACAGCGTGCACGCGCCCGCCTGGGCGGTCTTCTGGTTGGTGCCACGGCCGCGGCGGATGTTGATCGGCTTGCGGATCAGCCGCGATGACAGATCGGTCGCCGCCGGCCACGTCTCCGGATCGTCGTTCGGGTCGGCGCCCAGGAACGCCTCGATGATGACGTCGAGGTCGGTGTTGGGGAACACCATCAGCTGGTACCCATCGCGAAGTCGACGTCGCCGCCGAACGTCTCCCGGACCGCCTCGCGGATCTGGCCGATGACCGCGATGATGAGCGGGTCGTCGCTGCGCACATCCACCGTCTGCCGCGCCACCGCCGGAGCAGCAGCAGCAGTCGTGGGCGCGAGGGCGGACATGGTCGTCGACGCGGCCAGCTGGGCCGACGATTCGATGCCCTTCACGTAGCCGGCGATCGAGTCCTCGCCGATGCTGGCGAACACCTTCGACGGCGACCCGATGCCCAGGCCCCGTTTCACCCCGGCTACCGCGGACGCGAACCCGTCCTTCAACGTGGAGATGAGGTTGCCGATCATCGACCGGATGCCGTTGATGGCACCCATGACGATCGACTGACCGATCGAGTACATGCGCGAGGCGAGGTCGGAACCGAACGCCACCAACTGTCCCGGCAGGGCGGACAGGGCGCCGATGACCTGCCCCGGCAGGCTACGCACAAAGTCGAGGAACCGGTTGAACCCGCCGATCGCCGAGTTCTTCGTGTCCTCCACACCGGACGTGAACAGCGCCTTGACGTTGGTCCACAGCGTCGTCACCAACGCGGAGATGGTGCCGGGCAGGTCGAGGAAGAACTTGACGACAACGCCGATGCCGAACCCGACCGCGAACGCGAACGCGTTGAACGCGTCCTTCGCCAGGTTCGCCAACTGCTGCGGCAGCCCCGCCAGGAACGCGCCGATCTTGCCGGGCAGCGCGGAGAAGAACCCTGCGATCGCCTCCACGCCGGTGGAGAACGCGGAGGTGACCGAGTTCCAGATGCCGGCCACGTCCAGGTCGCGCAGGAACACGATGATCGCCGTGAACTGGTCGATCGCCCCGGTGAGCAGCAGGATGCCGCCAGCGCTCATTTGGGCGAAGAACACAGCCAGGTCGGTCAGCAGCGGGATCAGCGGCGTGATCGCGATGAGCAGTTCGGCCAGCGACGCCACCAGCGGCGGCAGCAGCGGCACCCACTCCTGGATGCCCGGAATCAGCGCGGTGATGATCTGCGACGCCATGTCGGCCAGCAGCGGGATCAGCGGTCCCAACGTGTCGAACGCGTCACCCAGCGCCGCGCCCAGCCCCACCAGGTCGGCGTTGCCCATGATCGTACTGACGGCTTCGGCGAGCCGGCTCAGGATCGGCACCAGAACCGGGGTAATCGCCTGGGTGAGGACACCCAGCAGCGGCAGGATCGCCGCCAGCAGCTGCCCCAGCTTCGGGGCCATCTCGTCGATGACCTGGCCGAGGATCGGTGTCAGTTCGCCCAGCGACGTCTTGATCGCCGGAATCACCGGCTGGAAGGCGTTCGTCAACGCGATGGCGACGGTGTCCTTGAAGGTCGAGAAGACACCCTGCAGCGTCTGGGCCTGCTTCGCCATCGCCCCCGCAGCGCCCGGGAACGCCGCCATACCGGCCAGGAGCGCGTTGATGCCCGTGGTGGCGTCGACACCGCCGGCGGTGATCAGGTCAAGCGTGTCCGCGACCGACAGCCCCAACTGGGAGGCGATGGCCGCGTTCGCGTTGAAGCCCGGCAGCGCCTCGGCCAGTTGAAGGATCTCATCCTGGCTGACCTTCCCCTTCGACGCCATCTGACCTAGCGCGCGGACAACCGAGTCGATGTTCTCCTGGCTGCCGCCCAGCACCGAGACCAGGTCGCCGATGGTCGTCAGGGTCGGGATGACCTGCTCGCGGGCGATACCCACCGACGTGCCGAAGGCGAGGATCCGCCGCGACGCGTCGGCCACACCGGCGAACTCGAACGGCGTCTTCGCGGCGAAGTCCTGCAGCTCACCGAGGAACTTCTTGGCAACCTGCGCCGATCCGGTCAGCGTTCCGAGGCCGATCTGCACCTGCTCCAGCGAGGCGGCAGACTTCAGCCCGAATGTGGTCAGAGCACCGAGCCCAGCAACCGCCGCCGCCGTACCGACGACGAGGCCCGTCTTCAGCAAGGTGCCGATCTTCGTGATCGCACTGCCGAGGGCGGTGGACATGCTCGACCCGAACGCGTGCCCGGCCCGGGTGCCGGCCTGGCTGACGACCGGGTCTATACCGCGGAGCTCACCGGCCAGTTCGGCCTTCAGCTTGGCCGAGAAGCCCTTGAGGCTGGGGATGATCGAGACGAAGGCACTACCGACCTCGGCTGCGATGGCTACTCACCCCCTGCCATCTGTCCGGTGCGGTAGCGGGTGAGCACTGCCTTGACCTCGTCGGGGTCGCGGTCCGTCTTGCCGTATTTCAGTCCGCCGCCCCGTTTAGCCAGGGGGGAGATCGGCTTCGGCCTGCGGGAGCCCTTCTGCCCGTCCTTCGACCGCTGCCAGTTCGCGGCCGCCAACTTGTCGGCGATGATCGCGAGCAGATGCTGGTCGAGGGTCCAGTCGTCGCCGGTGAGGCGACGATGCAGCAGCGTTCCCGGTGTGACGGCGAGGGCTTCGACGAGAATATGCAGGCGCCGCCACGACAGGCCGCGGCCGAGTTGGGTCAACTGGTCTTGCGGGCCTGCCCGGAGCGCGAGGTCTGCTTCGACGGCCTCGCCGTGCGTGCGGAGGAAGCGGGCGAGGCCGGCGATTTTCCCAGATCCTGGCCGTGAAACTCCATCCACGCGTTCAGCAGTGCGATCAGCCCGACCGCCGACAGCGGCTTTGTGGCGGACAGTTCCTTCAGCAGATCCTCGCCGAGGACGAGGTTGAATACGTTGAGCAGGTCGGCCGGTACCGCCTTCGTCGCGTCGATCGTGTCGACGGCTCCGACAAGCGCGAGTTGGCGGTCGATGGACAGGTCGAGCACGCGGGGCAGTTCGAACGGCTTGCCGCCCCAGGTGAAGCGGAACGGCTCGCCGGCGGTGATGGCGACGGCGGCGTCGAGGTCGAAGGACATGCGCGGATTCCTTTGTGCCGGCGCGGATGGTCAGGCCCGCCAGCCCACGTCCGCGCGGCGCGGGCTGGCGGGGGAAGTGGCCGGGGCGGACCCAAGGCGGTCGGTTGATCCTTGGTCGCGAAGATGCCCGCCCCGGGGAACTTGGATCAGCTGTAACCCCAGTTCGTGTCGTCCGAGAACTTGGTCAGGACGATGTTGTTGGAGTCGGGGTAGCAGGTGATCGTGATGTCGTAGCCGACCGCCTCGCCGTTGGCGTACACGATCTCGCCGCGCTCGGTCACCTCGCCGTTGGCGACGTAGATGCGCAGGTGCTTGGTGCCGTCGATGACGTCGAGCACGAACGCTCGCGGGTCCGACTGCGGACCCTCGACGTCGATCTTCCACTGGCCGGCGCTGACCACCGCCACGGCGGACGCCTTGTGGAACAGCTCTAGCGTCTTGCCCTTGGTCTCGATGAGCCTCATCTGCAGCGTTGCCTTGGACTGCGTCGTGTTGGAGCGGACGACGACGGCATTCTGCCAGGCGACGATCTCCTCGACGGTGTCGTCGTAGGACTCGGTGACGCCGTCCTCGGATACGTAGCCGAGGCCGACGAAAGAGGCGTTGAGCGACGAGACGGAGGTGGTTGGCGCCGCGGTCCCTACGGGAGCGACGCTCAGTTCACCGGTCACGCCCACACGAACTGCGGCTGCCAGCAGGGCCATGCGCTTCTACCTTCCGGTTGCTGATGGGTTTGGTGCTACGGCCCGCGGCAGCCGTAGGTCAGTGCGCTATTGCGTCGTCGGCGCGCAGGTCGAGCGAGTAGGTCGCCCAGGACCGGAACGCCCCCGCCTCGAGGTCGTCGAGAGGCCGGGGGGCGAGGAACTCGTCGACGCGGTAGCAGGCGATGCCGAGCGTGGCCGTGCCGGCGAGGGCATGCAGGGTGGCCCGCACCTGCAGGGCGAGGATCTGGGCCGCGGGTTCGCTGGTGGACCAGGTGAACACGTCGAGCCGTTCCCGCACCCGCACCGGACGCAGGTCGCCGCCGCCGGCGTGGCGGACCTGGATGAAGGTGGTCGGGCGCGGGTCGGGGACGCGGGTCAGGACCGGTGTCGGGGTGTAGACGGTGGCGAGGTGGTCGCGGACCAGGTCGAGAATGTCGGGGAAGGCCATCAGCGGGCCGCCCCGATCGCCGAACCGAGGATCCGGTGGTTGGCTTCGAGGCCGAGCGCGGCCGGGTGGCGGGCGATGACGGCGACGCGGGCCCGGTCCGAATCGGACTGGGCCTGCAGCACATCGACCTGGACCCGGCCGCTGTGAAGGTCGAGCGAGTCGAACCCGGACTGCGCCACACCCGCCACCTGGTTGGCGCGGCGTTCCAGGTCCTGGTCGATGTCGCGCGAGTTCGCCAACGCCTTCATGCCGCGGAAGCTGGGCACGTAACGGATGAGGTTCGCCATCAGCCCGACACCAACTTCAGCGTCGACTCGGTGTGGTGGTAGCCGGCCGGCGTGTAGCTCGGTTCGGGCGGCCCGTCGACCTCGAACGTCAACGACCCGAACACGATCCGGTCGTGCCCGGCCACGTCGGCGTCGTTGGTGACCATCAGCCACCGCTGCTCAAGCGGCGCCCGGCCGTCGGAGAGTGGTTCGCTGCGCTCGTCCTGCTGTAGCCACGCCGCCATGCTCGTGCTGGATGTGGGCGAGGTGTAGTTGTAGGTCGTGTTGCCGTAGGTGTCGGTGGAGGTGGCGGGCCGGACGCGGGTGACGGTCTGCGGCAGCATCGCCGCCGGCACGCCCATCTAGAGCCTCATCTGCACGGTGGTGGCCCGGCGCCGGTACTGCGACAACGCGTCCTTGTCGGTCTCGGTCAGCCGCACCGTCGCGCCGGCCGCAGCGCCGCCGGCGAACTGGCCGAGCTGGTAGGAGTATTCTCCGATCCGCTCCGACGTCATGCCCTCCACCAGCGACGGCGACAGCAGCGTGCGCAGCACCATGCCGCACGCGACGGCGATCACGTCGTCGGGGATGGTGTCGTCGCCGTGGTCGTAGGTGACCCGGTACGTGTCGGGGTAGGAGCCGTACAGGTCGATCTCGGGCAGCGACAGCCAGACGTTGGACTGGAAGGGGCTGATCTCGACGATGTCGATGCCGTCCCACGCCCACACCCCCGCGGGCAGGGCGATGTCCGAAACACCGCCCCAGCCGATCGCCACCACCGCCGACACGGCCGTGACGGGCCGTTGGGGAAGCCGGATCCGCATCCCGACCGGGCGGAGCTCCACCTCGTCGGCGGTGACTTCCTCGAACTGTTGGCGGGTGTAGCCGCGGATCAGCGCGGACGCGTCGGCGAGGTAGGCGGCGGCGCGGGTTGATTCGGTGCCGGTCAACGACCGGCCGAGGCGCGCCTCGAGGTCGTTTTCGGTTGCGAGATCAGTCACGGCACACCTCTTCCTCGCGGGACACGTACCAGGTGCGCATCGTCGGGCCGTCCACGTTGGACGGGTAGGTCTGCCAGAGTCGCATGCCGGTCGTGAACGCGGACCGTGGCGCCTCCGGGTGCCACAGTGACTGGAACAGCCCCTCTGCGGGTGTGTCGCAGCCTTCAGGCGCGACGGTGCGGAGCACGTGGTGCCAGGCCGTATCCTCCGGCCCCCAGCCGATGAACCGTTCGTCCATTCCCCGCAGGTCGTCCCACACATCGGCGCGTACCGCCAGCAGCGCTTCGCGTCCCGCGAACACGTCGCCCTCGGCCGGGCCCACGTCGGTCGGTTCCTCGCCTGCCAGCAGGCGGAAGGTTTGGTCCATGGTGAACCGCTGCTGACCGGAGAAGATCACCGACCAGGGCGTGCCGGATGACAGCAGGTGGTGGAGGCGTTTCAGGCTGGCCGCCGGTAGCGGCAGAGCATCGACGTTGTAGACGATGAGGATGTCGGCGTCCGTCATGGCCCGGGCCCGGTTGGCGGCCCGGGCGTAGGAGAACAGGTCGCCGGACAGTCCGTCGTCGGCGACGACGACCTCGCAACCGTGGCGCGCCCACAGGCGGGAGGTGGTCTCGAAGATGCGTTCGCGGCGCTCCGTGTCCGGTCGGTACGGGACCAGCACGGCAAGGCTCACGACGTGGCCCGGGTCCAGTCGGCCCGGTCGCCCAGGCGGGGCATGTCCGCGGCCGAATAGTAGCCGGCTCGGGTCTCGTCCTGAGGCGCGGCCTTGAGTTGGTGGACGATGGGCAGCACGTCGCGGAGTATGTGTTCGGCCGCCCGCACAGCCCGCCCGTACACGTCGCGGACCTCGTCGACGTCGGGCCAGATGCTGAACGTGGTCTGCGCGACGATCGGGCCCGTGTCGATGCCGGTGTCGACCTCGTGCAGGGTGATGCCGGCGACGCTTTCGCCGTTCTTCAGCGACCAGTTGACCGGTCGCATGCCGCGGTATTCGGGCAGTTTCCCGAGGTGCAGGTTCAGCAGCCGCGCCGGGCCGTCGATCAGGTCGGCGCCGATGATCCGGTCGTACATGACGGACAGGATCAGATCTACCTCAAGCCCGACCAGGGCTCGCCAGTCGCCGGATCTGTTCAGCGGGATCGAGGGGTGGAACCGCTGCGCGTACTGCGACAGGCTCCGGTCCCACTCCGGCTCGTGGGCGTTGACGACGATGCGGCGGATGTCCCACCGGTGGGCGGCTGCGGTTTCCAACGCGACGATGCCGAGATGTCCGCGGCCGATGATGGCGAGCGAGGTCATGCGGGGACCTCACGGCCAGCCAGGTACTCCCTCAGCGCATCCGGGCCGCCCATGGCGGCGACCAGGATCTCCCCGACGAGTTCCTGGTTGCGCTGCAGGTGATCCCGCGGGGCGGGCGGGTGCCACAGGGCGTACATGACGCCCTCGCCGGCGTCCGAGCCGTCCGGGTAGAGCACCCGCAGCATGGTGTGGAATGCGACGTCCTCCGGCCCCCAGCCGATGAACCGTTCGTCGAAGCCGCCGATCGCATCCCACACGTCCGGCCGGACGGCGCACACGGCCCAGTTGTGGTCGAAGGTCGGCCCAATCGCGGCCTGGTACGGGTCGGCGCCGGCCAGGATGATCCGGGTCGGCCACGGCTGGACCTGCATCCAATGCGAGTAGACCCACATCCACGGCGCCGTCTTCATCGTGGACCGGATCCGGGCCCACGTGTCGGGGCGGGGCGGGAGTTGGTCGGCTCCGTGTACCAGCAGAACGTCGCCCGTCGCGAGTTGGCGGCAGCGGTTCATTCCGCGGGCGATGCTGAACGTCTGCTCCGGATCGTCGGTGTCGGTGGTGGAGCACAACTCGACGTCCGGGGCGAGCGCCTCCCACTGCGGGCGTAGGTAGTTCCACAGCGCGATGCGTTGCGGGTCCTGCGACCGGAACGGGATCAGGACAGAAATCTTCACCGGACACCGACCATGCTGCCGAGCCGTTCGGCCTCGGCTATCCAGAGCTGCTCCTCAGCGGCGCGCATCCGTTCGTGCTCGCCGGCCCGGGCCACAGCCCGCCGGCAGGCCGCGGCATACACGGCCGGTCGGGCCAGGTTCCGCAGGGCCCGGATGTAGCCGTCGACGTCCTGCCAGTCGACGAAGATCCCCGCATCGCCGAGGTTCTCCATCAGACCCGGCGTGGGCGATGCGACGACGGGGATGCCGGCCGCGGTGGCCTCCGTGGCCGCCCTGCCCCACGATTCGTAACTGGACGGCATGAGCAGCACCCGCGTGCGCGCGTACACCTGCTCGGCCATCCGGTCGGACGGGACGTGGGTGACGATTTCGACGTTCGGCAGGTCGCCCTCAGCCTGCACGCCGTAGCTGCCGACGACGCCCAGGAAGCGCGTCTTCGGCATCCGGGCGGCCACCGCCCAGAATGTTTCGCCGCCCTTGCTGAGCATCGCCCCGGCCCCGCCGGCGGCGCGCCGTTTCAGGTTCACCAGCGTGACCCGGTCGCGGGGGCCCTCCACCTCGTAGTCGCTGCGTCGTACCAGCGGCCGCATGATGATGGTGCGAGGCTGCGTCAGACCTTGGTCGCGGTGCCACTGGGTGAGGTCGTCGGCCATCCACTGGCTGTTGACGACGACCAGGTCGGCGCGTGACCCGTGCAGGTGCAGCGCATTCTTCGAACCGTCGAACGTGTTGTGGTGCACCAGCACCACCGGCACGTTGTTCAGGTGGCCGAGGAACGCGGCGGGTTGGGTGTTCTCCAGGTGCCCGATGAGCAGGTCGGCGGGCAGGTGGTGCGCGTGGTACGCCTTCGGGCCCTGCCGCGGCCAGACGTTGATCCCGTCGTGGACGTAGGCCGGGCCGTCCTGCATGGACAGCGAGACGTGCACGTCATGTCCGGCCCGCGCGAGCGCGGAGAGCATGCCGTGGAGCATGGTCTCCGCGCCCGCGTTCCGGACTGGGACGTACTGGTGCGCGAGCGCCAGCACCTTCATGCGCGGATCTCCCGGTCAGGAGTAGGTGTAGCCGGCCGGGCGCAGGACGAACCAGGGCCACCGAGTGGTGGACTCGGTCGGCGCCACACCGGTCGCGCCGGCGGTGTCGGTGTTGAGGCGGTTGCCCGGGTTGGCGACCTCCCACGCCACGCGCAGCGTGAGGCGGATCGCGGCCGCGTCCTGCTGCATCAGGTTGAGGATGACGACGCCGGAGCCGTCGGAGATGACGCCCTCGGTGAAGATCTCGAACGTGATGTCCTTGCGGATGCCGACGATTGCCTGCGTCCAGTCGCCGCCGATGAGGGTGGACTCGGTCGAGTTCCAGGCGCCGTTCTTCAGCTGCCGGAACGGCATGCCGTAGAGGGTCTGGCCGATCGGCGACTGCAGGTTCCCCTGGAAGATGGGGTCACCGTTGCTGCTGCGCAGCTGGGTGAGCCGCCAGTTCAGGCCCGGCTTGGACACGAACCCGTTGAGGTCGTAGCCGTCGGCCGCGAGCAGTTCACCACCGCGCGCCACGGCGACGGCCAGGTCGACGCCGTAGCCCTCGTGGACGTAGTTCCCGGTGAGGATGGCCCGGTGGTAGATGTCCGGGCCCCACGTGCTCGGCTTGGAGCCGCTGATGTTGAACAGGATCGCCTCGTCGATGAGCGCACCGGCCGCCTCGGCGAGCCGGGGCCGGACCTGGTCCCAGATCGGCACGTCGGCGTCGTCGATGTAGTTCAGCGGCACCGGCACGATGACGGCGATTTCCTCGGCGACGAGGGTCTTGTTGCGCCACTGCTCCTTCGACGTCCGCTTCAGGCCCGTGTCGCCGGACACGAAGTAGGCGTCGGGCAGGACCGACAGGACGGGCATGCGCTCGGTCAGCGCCGACATCGTGACGCGCTGGACTTCGGGCACGAGGCCGAACACGACCGACTTCTCCGGCAGCAGTTGCATGATCTGCTTGCTGACCGGTTCGGGCACGAGCGGGTCGGAGCCGCTGGAGCGGCGCGCGACGATCTGGTCATAGTTGGTCACGGGGACTCATCTCTTTCTGGTGGTTGGGGAGCCCCGTGGCTCGGGGCGTTGTCTATCGGCGGCGGCGGGCTTCCCCGCGGATCCAGGCGTCCACGTCGGTGGTGGAGCTGCTGCCGTTGGCGGGCAGCGCCCCGGACCGCAGGTCGGGCACCGGCCGGGCCGCAGGCGTCTGCGTGGCCGGCGTGAGGTCCTTGGCGAGGACTTTGGCGTCGGCGTCGAGTTCCTCTTTGGTGGATCCGCGGAGCCGTTCGGCCCAGGAGCGGGGCAGTCCGGCGTCGTCGGCGGCGTCGCGGCGCAGTAGGGCCAGGCGGGCTTCGTCGCGTTCCTTCTCGGCCAGCGCCTTTGCTTCGGCGTGTTTCTGGGCCTCGGTTTTGGCTGCTTCGTCGGCCTCCCGGGCCTTCTGGGCGAGCGGTTCGAGTTCCTTCAGCCGGGCCCGCAGGTTCGCGGCTTCGCGGTTCTTCTTCTCCAGCGCGGCACGTGCACGGGCTGGGTCGTGGGTTGTCTCGTCGGCCTCCGGGGCCTCTTCGACGGTGGACTCTTCGTCCGTCATGGTTGGTCGCCTCCAGGGCGTGGATAGATTTGCCCGCACCTCCCGGGTCCGGGCATGGGAAAGCCCCGGAGCGTCTGCTTCCGGGGCTGTCCGCGCGTGCGCGCGGAGGTCTAGATGATCTGGAAGGCGTATTCGGGGAACTCGGCCCCGTCACGGGAGATCCACCGCAGGCCGTGGTCGCTGGTCACCGGCTGGCGGTGGTCGACCTCGTTGCGGTAGATCTGATCCGGGATGCCATCCGGGAATGCGGCGCAGAACGGGCCGTCCCGGAACGGTTCCATCGAGAACGGGCTACGGAACCGGGCGCAGGCACCGCACTGGGACCGGGGCTGGGTCATTTCGCTGCCGCCGCCTTCCGCGTCCACCACAGCCACGCGTCGTCAGCCTCGCGGCCCACCGCGCGGTCAAACGTCAGCCCCTGGATCTCGTCACCGCGGGCGGTTCGGTGATCGGCGCCGAGCATGCCGATCTCCCACGGGATGCCGTCCGGGTAGGCGGTGCACCGGACGACGGTCGCCGCCTTCGTATCCGGGGCGATTGTCGGAGCAAGTCGCGTGCACGCGAAGCACTGCACCGGTGACGTCGTCGTCACTTCAGCACCACATCTGACGTCTCGGCCATGAGTTTCATCATGTCACCGATGGCCTGGATCTGGGCGCGCGGATTGCTAGAGGTGGTGTACTCGGACCACACCTCGGCGAAGAACTCCTGAGCGCTCTTCTGGGCGTACCGGCTCACCGCCCGCTGTACTCTCCCAACCCCGTAGGGTCCCTTGAGGAAGTCGTTGATAACTGCCTCGAGGTCGGGGTTCTTGCGGAACTCCCGGACCAGGAATCCGCCCATCCCCAACTGGTCGTCGATCAGTTGGATCATCTTGCGCTGGACGGCTGCAGTTTCGCGGAACATCCGGTACGTGAGGTGGTGGCCGTACTCGTGAGCCAGGGTTGCGTCGAGAACCGACCGGGAGGTTGGTGGGTGCCAACCGGTGCTGATGTCGTTCGCATATGAGGTTCTGATGGCGGTGCCGTCACTTACCCACCGTGGGTGGAAGGTGACCTGCTGGAACGTGGCGTCGTAGTAGGCGTATGCGTTCGGGTGGGTTGTGTGATGGAACGTCGACGGATCCGTAATACCTCTGAACTCGAGCATTGAGCGGGGCGTGACGTCGCCCTGTCGCGCCAACTCTTGGCCCATCTCGCGGCGCATGGGCGCCGGAAGTGCCGTGCTCAGACCAGCGTCGATCTGCGCCTCTAGTTCAGCCTTCGTCGGTGGCCGCAGGATTCGACTGGCGGCCGGGTCGTCCCACGTAGGCGATGACCAGTTGTAGCCCGTCCGGCCCGGCTTCTGGTCGACGACAGCCCGGGCGTTGTCGAGCAGATACTCGGCGTTTGCCCGCTCTGGCGAGCCGGCGGGCAAGGCCCGCAGTCGTGCCTCGAGTTTGGGAATCTCCCGTTTGGCCTTGGCGATTTCCAGTTGACGGCGAGTGATCGGCCGTCCGAGTAGCGGCTTTTCCTTGGCCGGCACCGGCGCCACCTGCGCCTTGCGCAGCTGAATCGTCGTCCCGTCCGGCAGCGTCAGCGACGCCCCCCGGGTGACGACCTGCACCTGCACGCCGGCGGCGATGTCCCCGCCGCCAATAGCCTCCATCACATCCGGGTCGAACTTGACCTTCGCCCCGGCCTTCCCACCGACCGGCTTCAGCTTCGTCTTCGTCGACGCCCGGGTGATGGCCGCCTTCAGCTTCGCCACATCCCCGTCGGCGAACGCCGCCCTCAACGCGGCGAGCACCTGCGGGTCGGCGTTGCCGAACACCTGCTCCGGGGTGATCAGTTTCGCGTCCAGCGCCTGGCGGATGACCTTCGCGTCGGCGCCCTTGGCGATGATCTCGTCCAGGTGCGCGAGGAGGCTTTCGGTGCCGGTGGCCTGCTCGATGAGCCGGTTGCGTTCCCGGGCAGCGATACGGCGCAGTTCGGCTGCCATGGGCGGCGCCTTCGGCACGATCTCGACGTCGATGACGCGATTGAACCGGCTATCCTTTCCGCGGTCCGCGATCACCCTGAACGTCGTACCGCGATCAAGCAGAACTTCGTCAGAATCCAGCACCCGGTGACTGAAGGCGCGCGTACCCTTCGGCGCGAAGATCCTTATCTGCACCGAGCGGCCGCCCTCTAGCCGCTCAGCGATAGATGTAGACGAGTAAGCGTGCTCAGTCCACACAAGCCCCGTCAGATCATGATCGTTATTGGCCAGGTCACCCCATGGGCCCCGCGTCAAGTCGGCCCGGCGGTACAGGATCGCGTCCTGGGGCAAGACAGACCGGCCGAATATCGCATCCAGCGTCTCGACCGTTTGCCGGTTCCGATCCGTGAGCAGATCGAGGCGACCGCTTCGATCCCGCAGGTCAGCGTTGATGACGTAACTACCATCGCCGCCATACCGGTCGACTGCCTTGAGCTCCGCCTCGGTCAGCCGGCCGAGTTTCGTGGCGGTCTGGACCTGCTTGCCGCTGAGTGAGGCGGCAGCACGGGCGGCGGCCTGCCGTTGCGCTGGGGTCATCTGCAACGCTTCGACGATCTGCGCCTTGGTGGCCTTCGGCGGCAGGGTCAGCTTCTGCTCGGCGGCCATGGCGCGGAGGTCGGCGACCTTCATCTTCGACAGCGCGACCGGCGCCGGAACGGGCAACTTGGCCGGTTCGCCTTCCAGCGCCGCGACGATGTCCCGCTTCAACGCCTTAGCCGGCACGGTGACGCCGCGTTCCTTGGCCAGCGCCCGCAACTGCGGCACCGTCAGCTTCGACAGGTCACCGACCTCGGACGGCGACACCACGCCGGGTATTCCGATCCGCCGGCCACCCTTGCGGTACTCGGCCTCGAGCAGGTCGAAGACCTCGCGGGACAGTTGCGACGCGGCCGGGCCGTTCATCAGCACATCGGCGAACGCTTCGGCGATCAGCTCCTTGCCGTCGCGGGTCGCGTATTCGGAGATCTCCCGCCGGATCAGCCCGTCCACTCCGCCGCCGGCGATGAAGTCTTCCGGCTCGATCAGTTCGCGGGCCGCCCGCCGTGCCGCCAGGTCGGCGTCCCGTTCGGCTGCGCGGCGAACCAGCAGCGCATCCACCTGCGACCGGATCCGCTGGCCGACTGTCCCGATGTCGACGGCGTGGCCGAACTCGTGCACCGCGATGCCGGTCCAGTTGCCGGTGCCGCGCGGATGCCACGGAATGTCACCCGAAGTGTCCTTCGCCAGCATCTGCAGCGCGGACTCGCGCCCGCGCAGGCTGGCGCGGTGTTCGTTGAACTCGATCGCACCCAGCGTCGAATCATGCTGGGCGTACAGGGTCGGGTCCCGGTGGGCGTAGGTGACGACCTGCCGCAGGTCGGCCTGGGGGAAGCGTTCGACGCCGCGCAGGATGCCTTCGCCGACCTCCCGGGCCGTCTCGGACGACATGCCCGTCAGCACCACCGCCGGGCGTTGCCCGGTGAGGCGCTGCATTTCGGCGGTCAGGATCCGCTCAACCTCGGCGGTGGACTTGGCCGACGCGAGCAGCGGCCGGATGGTCGGCAGCTGCGGCACGGCGCCACCCAGGCCGGGCGTCGGTGAGGAAGTGCTGGCGGCCAGGCCCATCCGCTCCCGGCCGGCCGGTGTGGCCCGGTTCTCCCAGTGGTTGCGCCACGCGACCCGCGCGTCGCGACCCGACGTGCCGGCGGTGACGCGGTTCCACTGCCGCTGCAGCTTGCGCACGTCGGCCGGTTCCTGCTCGTGGGAATACATCGGTTCGGGCCAGCAGTGGCAGTGGTCGTGGAACGCCAGCCCGTCGCGCCCCACCGACGCCGACTTGCGCGTCACATACACGGCGCCGCGGGAGGCGAGCATGGCGCAGAACCCGCACGACTTCCCCGCCAGTCGGCGGCGCCAGCCGATGATGCCCTTGTCGCCGAGCAGGGTCTGCTCGAACGTGTCCCGGTCCCCCGCCAACACCAGCCGCTGAGACGAGCCAGCCATCTGCGTCGCCATGGACCGCAGCGCCTGGTCCTCATCCAGCCCGGAGGCGATGGCTGTTTTGAACGCGACCGGCCCGGTGACACGCAGCGAGGTCCGGGCGCGGGTCATGTCGAGGCTCGCCGGAACGGGGGTCAGGTCGACACCGTTCATCGCGGCGTGCTTGCGCAGGAACTCTGTCGACGAGCGGCGGGCCTGCGCATGCCCGGCCTGAATGCGGGCCAGCAGCCCGTCGACCACGCCGAAATACCAGGTGGAGATGGCGGCCGGGTCGCCGCCGAGTGCCGTGGTGGCGACTACGGACGTGACCCCACCGGCGATGGTGGCGAGGTCACGCTGGTGCTGGAGTGCGAGCCGCTCGGCCGTTTGGAGCGGCATTCGGCGCCCCCTGTCCAGCCGGCATCTGGCCTGCGGGCATCTTCGGCATCTGGCCCGCGGATGGCTGCATCGGCTGGCCGGTGTCCATGCCGTCCTCGCGGTCGGCCAACTTCTCCCACCGCGCAATGTCCTGATCGGTCACACCCGGGATCCGCTCCCACAACGCCCGCGGCGGAATCGACAGCATCGTCGCCATCTTCCCCAACGCGTCGGCGACCTGCGCCAGCGAACGGGACTCGGTGTCGCGCCACACCACCTGCGCCGAGGTGTCCTCCCAGCCGGCCATGTCCCCGTTCGCGGCCGAGGCCAGGCGCAGCATCTGCTCGCACGACTCGCCGAAGCTGGTCTTCTGCTCGCCCGTCTTACGCTGCTGAGCGGCCTCCAGCGCCGCCAACGCCTCCGCCGACAGGTTCGACACCCCGTCCGACACCAGCAGGGCATGTGGGGCCAGCTGGGCCTTCGCGGAGATGATGCGCAGCGTCGACTGGCGCGAGTCGAGATAGCCCTTCAACTCCGACTCGGCGAACTCGCCGAAACGGGTATCGACCGACTCGGCCTGGAACACCCGGTCCGCGCCCGCGTTGAACGGCTCCCGCTCCGCCCCGTTCGCGTCCTGCTCGATCGTCATGCCGGTCACCCAGCGCTGCCGGAACGCCGTGAACTGCTGGCTGATCAACAAACCGTAGGTGGTGTTGTCGATCTGGTCCTGCAGTTCGATCAGCGGCTCAACCTCACCGACCGCGCCCTCGTCCAGGTCGGCGCCGGCGTTGACCCACCGCACCACCGGACACTCCGGCAGACCATGCGCACCCGACGTGTCCGGCAGGAACATCAACGCCGACTCGTCAGCGGCCCGGTCGAACCGGTACACCCAGTCCGCGTCGAACAGCGACACCCGCTGAACGTTCTTGCGCCGCTCACCGTCGTAGCCGTCCGACACCGCAACCGCGTACACCGGCCACTCGTCACTGCACGGGTCCTCATATACGGCGGTCAGCTGCCGCGGCGAGTAGGGCTCGATCAGTACCCCGCCGCCGTCACGCTTCAACACCGTCGCATAGGACAGGCCGTAGGTCAGGGCCGACCGGTACAGCAGCGACTGGCGCTGGTCCATCCGGTTGTCCTGCCACAACTCCCACGCCTTGGCGTTGTTGGCGCTCTTCGCCGGACGGTAGCCCTCGACGAACAGGTTCTCGGCGAACGTCGACACCACCAACGGCATGATGTTGACTTTGCTCATCTTGACGAGCTGCCGATATTCCTGCGTCGTCTTACGCGGCGAGTACACCCGGCACGTCTTGCCGATCATGTAGTCGCGGATCCGGTCCAACCGGCGGCATTCGGCCTGGCGGACCTTCAGCAGGCCCTGCGCCACGTCCCGGGCGTCATCCTCGGAGAGGGGCACGGTTCACCAGCCCCTCACTCTGCCGGCCTTCTTGGCTGGTTGGGCGGCGTCGAGCGCGCCGCTGTTGAGCACGATCCGCCGACCCAGCCGGGCACCCACCATGCACACGGCCAGGTCGATCAGCTTGTTGGAGTCGCGGGTCACCTTGCCGAGGCTCACGCCCCACTGGTTCGTGCGGCGGCGGGCGTTGTGGGCATGCATCCGCAGCCCCGCATCCCCGTCGTGGGACAGCGTCGCGTCGTCGTCGATGTCCTTCGCCGTCTGCATCGCCGCCTCAGTGAAGGCCCGGTTGCGTTCCGCGCCGCCCCGCGACGACAGCCGCATGTCGAACAGCACGGCGTTGCCGGTCTGCGCCCCCGGTGACGCCCACACCTTCACCACATCGCGGAAGTCGCGATGCCACACGTCGACCAGAGTCATCCAGTACAGCGACTCGTCCGAGTCGTCCCGCGCCGGCGAAGGGTCCACCCCGAACCACGTCACCTCATACCGGCCGAACGCCGACCGGACCGCCGCATCCACCTCGGCCCGCGGTGCGAGCCAACCGCGGCCGCGGTCGCCGTGCGGACGCTGCCACAGGCCCATCGTGAACACGTGCCCGTCGTCCAACCGGCACCCAACCAGCCCCGTCGCGTCGGTCGACTTGGAACAGTCCAGGAACATCGCGATCCGGTCCGCGTCGGCGACGATCAGATCCGGCCGGGCCAGATCGTCGAACCGGCGCGGGTCGATCCACGCGTCCTCGGCCACCGCCAGGCCGTTGCCGTAGTAGCGGATCGTGTCCGGCAGGCTCGTCCGCGGGTCCAGCACCTCACCGGCGAGGCGCTCGAGGTCGGCCCACGGAGCGTCCGCGTAGGCGGCCCGCAGGAACTCCTCCAGACCGCGGTCGGTGTACAGGTCCAGGTGCGGCGGGGCCTCGATCGAGTCGTACAGGATGTCCACCCGGCGGGTCTGACCGGCCACCTGCGCCTGCCACGCGATGAACGTCCGCTCCGCCACACTGTCCACCCCCGGCGGGTGGGCGTTGGTGTACTCACACAACCGGGCCTGCAGCTCCCGCGGCGACTTGCCCACATTCCGGCGGGCAACCTCAGCCACCCGGTGCCCACCCGACGACTCGGTCATGTGGTGCGACTCGTTGAGCGCGATGAACGTGGCCGGGTCGCCCTCGGACGACTTCTCCGACGCGGTCAGGATCTCGTGCCGGCCACCGGAACCCTGCAGGATCGTGCGGGTCTCGCCGCAGTCGATGCCGAACGCCGCCCGGGTGCGCCGCGGCAGCATCGCGTTCGCGACCCGCAGCACATCCTTCGCCTGCGCCTCCGAGTTCGCCGCCACCTGCACCAGCGGCATCCGGTGCCGCTCACCCACCCACGCCCCGTCACGCAGGACCAGATGTGTCGGCCCGACGAGCTCGCCGTCGAGCATCGCCCCGGCGAACGGGTCCTTGCCGGTGCCCTTCGCGCCCCGCTTCAGCCCCGACCGGTACACCCACCGGCCGTCCGGCGTGAACGCATACCACAAGATCAGAAAGCGTTTCTGGCCCGGCGTGAACCGCCACGGGTCGCCCGTCAGGTAGTGGATCAGGCCCGGCCCGTCGGTGTCCTCCCGCCGGCCCTCCGCCCAGTCGATCACCTGCGGCCCGATCGACCCGGCCAACAGTTCGGCGCGGCCCTCGTCGTCGCGCGGGTAGGGGATCGTGCACCACGCCTGCGTGCCGTACCACGGGTCCGGAAAGTAGCCCGGAAGCAGCTCGACGTCAGAGAGCGCGGAAGTCATCGAGGCGAGTCACATTCCCGGCCGTCTCGACCAGGGACGACGGCTGGACGTAGCGGATCCGAAGGTCGCGGCGGGCGTCGACCGTCGTGCCGAGCACCTTCTCCCGGCGGGCAAGCTCGGTTGCCGACGGTGAATGGCCGTAGAAGAACTGATCCGCCACCAGGGCCGTGGCCAGGGCAAACTCCCAGTCCGACGGCGTCCACAGCCGGCAATGAGGCATCCGAGAGATGGTTCGCCACCAACGACGGGTAAAGGTGTGGGTAGGAACCACCTCAGAACCGCCAAACGGCAAGATCCGGGTCCGGCTGGCAGGCAGTTTCACGGGCACAGTACCGGCGAAGGGGGTGTCCTCGACCTCAGTCCAGTCCGTAACCCTGCCCCTGCCGCCGTGAAGCGGGTTGCTCTGCTGCTTCGCGCCGCGAACGGTCATGATCGGCGCCTCCGAGACCAAGATCCGCGCGGGGATCCAATCTTGCGGCTGACTTTGCCGCT